TCGAGTGTAGCAGTTCGGTTATCAATCGAACCACGGCGAGCCAGCTCCTGGTTAGGAGTCTGGTCGTCAAATCCGATAACCCTCGAAAGGAAGTCATCCTTATCGAGGTACGCGAGCAATCGTTGGAGTACCGCCTGCTGCATGTATTGCATGCAAGTCGGCTCCATGGCGATCACACGCGGAGTCTTCAGCGTCTTAGGAACGAGGGTTACCTTGACAGGTACCTCCGTACCAGGTTCGAGGAAGTCAACCCCTTCCAGCTGACGATAACTTCGCCAGTTAGGGAGGAGATTCTCACCGGCCGCGAGGCCGGAGAACTCGAGACGTTCGGTCCAGGTCTCCTGACGGAACTTTTGGTTTCCCTTAAGTCCGTCAGCAGTAGATCCTGGTCCGTGCCGGGGAACATACCGACCAAGATAGACATCTCTGTCCATCTGACGGAAAATGTTCCTGAACAGCATGTCCGACATACTAACGAACTCTCTAAGATCTCTCTCGGAGAGTTCCTTGTCGAACAAACGGACTTCCTGCTCACACTCGATATAACCCCTAACGGCTTTTAGCTCTCGTGCTGGGGAGCACTTGAGCTCCATCTTGCCAAACATCAGCGTTAGCTGACGAATGGCTTTGATGGAGTCGTAACAGGGTTCATCGAGTAACAAGCCGCTACTCCGGTCGAACACACGGCTGAAGAAACCTCCGAGAAATCGGGGGAAACTTCCTCCTCGCTCAATTAAGAACGAGGAGTGGTTAGCCACCTTACCTTGGTCAAGCCATCTTTGGAACGACTTGCCAAGGTCGGGTAGGGTTATCGTCAAAAACGACAACCCCTCATGTTCGATCCGCATCGCGACGGTATTAATGTCGCGATGGGCGCTAGTGCTACACAAAGCCGCAGATTCCTCTGCGACTTGGGACCAGAGTGACATCAGCCTTTTCATCGACCCCCCTTTCAATAAGGAGGTAACCGAATGCCTAGCCTGATGACACTCACATCCAGTGAGCCAACA